ACGCGGCCATGTTTGAGAGAAGCGAAAGGCGCGGCTCTGCCCCCCCCCCCCCCGCAAAAAGGCATAATAGCTTGATATAAAGGTGGATACAGAGACAGTCAAAGTCGGCAATTTTGCAGCCCACCTTTGGCTGGCCTCTGACGGACGCTGGAAATGGCACACCCACAAGGCCGGGCGGCGCGTCCTTTGCACCGCCAAAAACCTCGACCGCGCCCGCGACAAAGCCCGCGCCCAGCTTAAAGCCATCCGGGTGGGCAAGGCCGACTTGGCCGAGATCACTCCCGCCCTGCTCTCCGAGTTCCAGCAGTGGCGAGCCACGCGGCTGGAATCGCCCAAGGTGTCCGAGGCCGTGACTCGCTACATGGCGCACCTCAACGATCGCAAGGTGCAAGAGACGCGCATTGTGGCCTCCGACCTTGCTAAGTTTGCCAAGGCCCACCCTTGCCGCATGAGCGAGGTCACTCCCGACCAGATCCGCGACTACCTCGACGGCCTGCCTGTTGGCCCCCGCCGCTACAACAATGTCCGCACCGCGCTTGTCAGCTTCTTTTCGTGGGCGCGCAAGTCGGCGCTCATCCCTGACGGCATGACCGCGCCAGAGCGCACACACACCAAGACCTTGGACACAAAGCCTGTGGCGATCTACACGCCGAAGGAGTTCCGCGCCCTGCTTGCCGCCGCCCCAAGCGAATGGCGACTCGCCCTGGCAATCGGTGGCCTTGCTGGCCTACGCACCGAGGAGATCCAAGGACTGCGATGGGAGGACATCAAGCTCGGCAGAAAGCACATCGAGGTGCGGCCCGAAATCTGTAAGACAAAACGCCGTCGCCTCGTTCCAATCCTGCCCGCTCTCGCCTCATGGATACGCAAGAGCGAACCGCAGCCCGGCGGCATGGTGGCCCCGCAAGACCGCATCGACAACCTTGCCAAGCGGCTTCGTAGAAAAGCAGCCCTGTGGGTGAAGAACGGCTTGAGACATTCTTTTGGAAGTTACCGCTGCGCGGCGGTTAAAAGCGCGTCCCAAGTGGCTTTGGAAATGGGCAACTCCGAGGCCGTAGTCCGCAAGAACTACCTTGAAATGCAGGAAAGAAAGGCCGCAACCGACTGGTTCAAAACTGGTTACTTTCCTGTCTCAAATTCTGTAAGTCGTTGATTTGTAAGATGCCGGCGGAGGGGGTCGAATCTACACTACTTGGTTTTTATGGTGCCAAATGGTGCCATCCGACACAGGAAATTGAGAAGATCGGGCGATAACATAGAGTCGGAATAGTGGTTACTTTCTGGTTTCATTTGGCAAAATATTTTCACCCACACGCCACGTTGACCGCAACAGAGTAAAAAAGCCGTAGTGTGGGGGCTTGTGGGGGATTCGCTTCATGGAGTAACCCGGATGTAACCAGTTTTATATGACTTGACACCCCGTTCGCCCATGCATGGCGCGAACAAAGCCCACACGGCCCCGCCTTCTCGTAGTCGTTTCCGATCTGCATTGCGGCAGCAGCGTTGGGCTAATGCCCCCCGACTCGGAAATCATCGGCGGCAACAAACTCTCGTTCGGAAACAACCACCACCAGGCGTGGCTCTGGGACTGCTGGCAGGACGCCCAAAAACAAGTCGCCAAGCTCGCCGGGAACGATCCGCTTTGCTTGCTGGTCAACGGCGATGCCACCGAAGGCATCCACCACCGCAGCCCCGAAGTCGTTGCCTCGTTGATCGAGCATCATTGCCAAATGGCCGCAGTCGCCTTGAAGCCGTGGGCCGATCGCGCCGTGAAAACCTACGTCACACGCGGCACCGAATGCCATACGCACGATGTGGAATCCTATCTCGCCCGTCTGCTCGGCGCGGAAGACGGCAAGGCGCGCGACAAGTGGCTGCTCAACATCGCAGGGTGCCAAGTGGACGCCGCGCACCACATCGGCACCACGGCCCGCACTTACCTTGAAGCCTCCCTGCTTTCCATTGTGTTGGGCAACGCTCGGCTCAACAGCGTCCGCGCCGGGCATCCCGTGTCCCAAGTCTATCTCCGCGCCCACCGCCACTGCGGCGGCGTCTATTCGGACGGCTCTGGCCTCATGGCTGTTACGGGCGCTTGGCAGTTCCTCACCCGCCACGGCCACAAAGTTGTCGGTGATGCTATCCCTCGGCCATCCGTGCTGGTCTTGGATTGGCGCGACAAGCCAGACGGTTCCCTGCCCACGCCGCACCATATCTTTTTCAATCCGCCTGCGCCCGAAGTTGCCGAGGTATGAGCAAAACCAAGGTCACTGCCGAGCAACTTGAGGCAAGCGCGTGGGCAGCGGCCCTCGCCACGCCAGCCATCGAAGACACGGTGCCCCCGGGCTGGCTTACCTCCCGCGAGCTTGGCGCCAAACTCGGCAAGGCGGGCAGCACCATCGGCACCCTACTAGCCCGTGCCGTGCGCGAAGGGCGGGCGGAGCGGCAAGAGTTTCGTATTCGCACAGGCTCAGTCACGCGGCCGGTGCCGCACTATCGCTTGAAATAGCCATGCGCTACACCATCCGCCGCGAACTGACTCCCGTGGCCGTGCTCCCGCTGGATCAAGAGTGCTTCCCCTCCGACCACCGCCCGGTGCTGGAAAACTCCTTGTGGTGGGTCGTGTGGCGCGGCACCGAGCCGGTGGGCTACGCGGGTCTGCGCGTCTGCGAGGGCGCGCAAAACAAAGGGCTTGGCTTTCTTTCGCGGGCTGGCGTGGTTGCCAAGCATCGCGGCAAAGGCTTGCAAAAGCGGCTTGTGCGGGCGCGTGAGGCGGAGGCGCGGGCGTTGGGGCTTACCGAGCTTGTGACCTATGTGGCACACTGGAATTGCCCGTCGATCAATAGCCTCGTTGCTTGCGGCTATCGGTTCTATCGACCCGCGACAAAGTGGGGCGGGGCGTCTTCGGTTTATTTGCGAAAGTCGCTGCAATAACCTGTCGAAAAATGACAGGTTTCTATACACGTTGGCCGCAACGTGTCGATGGTTTCGACGTATTAAGCCAGCAGCATAGCCAAACGTCTCACCAAACGCCGCAGGCTGAACCGCCGCGCACGGCGATTCGGACTGATGCGCTCGACGTAGCCAATGCCGCCGCCCACGGGCGGGTAAACAAAGCCAAGGTCATTGGTTCGCATGGTGTTCCTCCTTTCATGTTGTTACCCCTGCCAGTCTGCGTTCTTTCCGCGAACGTCCACGTGGCAAAAGGTCTTGTAGCGGCCAATGCCGCCTTTGAATACGCCCTCCTTCCGCATTTGCGTGAGGATTTTGTGCAAGGTGGCGGGCGAGCCGGAAAGATCAAGCGCCCCGCCTCGCACGTGGATGCTCGCAGAAGCGCCAGAGATCGCGCGATTATAAGCGGGCGAACGGTATGCCGAGTTAATTCGCAGCGGCTTGCCCAACCTGTGCCGCGCTTCGTCAGCAACCTTCGTCACGGCCAACAAAGACGGCCACAGGCTGCGTGGCGGGTCGCTGTTGAGTTGCAGCTTGGCATCCCGCGCGCCCCGGTAAAAAACTTCGTCGGCATCAAAGTAGCGCACGCCATGATCATCGAGCAGTTTTTGGAAGTCGGCTTTGGCTCCGGTGAATGTCTTTCCTTTTTTCTGCCTCTTTGTGGATGCGCTGGTGCGCGGCGGAAAGGACTTCGGCAAGGTCGGCGACAGACAACTTTCGCACAAGGGCGAGGGCGACTTCTCGCCGATCTGTTGCAGGCCATTGAGAAATTCCACGAATGAGTGCTTGAACCATGTTTTTAGTGCTTTCATCTGCTTGTTAAAATTCCACCCGCCCCCGCACTCCGATGAACGACAGTCCCCGGCGTCCGATGCGGACGACAGGCTGAATCGAAGTGAGCAAGCGTGTAAGGACGGGGCGCGTGTCAGATGCCTTGGGCTTGGTGAAGATTGCGCGCAATGCTTCGCCGTTGATCGTCACGGGATAACGCGGCTCGCGCTTCATTCCGGAAGCACAATCTTGTCGGCGTCGATAGCAGCTTGCGTCTCAGCCGCGCCCCACGGCTTCCAGAACGTCACGAACCAGACTTGCTTGTCGAAGTCAGCCCCGCCCGTGAACTGCCAGCCGCTTTTGCCGAGCGGCAGGCCAGTGCCGCTCAGTTGAGGCATTGACGCGCAGCCCGCGCAATAAAGCGCCACGAGAGCGGCGATAAGGCGCATGGCCTACTTGTCCCTTCTGAATACTTCCCAGACGCCAACGGCGGCAATGACCACGGCGGCGATGGCGGACCATTGGTCCGGGTCCAGCTTCCACCCTGCGGCAGCGGCGAGGGCGGCGAGGCCAGCCCAGGTGGATTTCTCTTTGAGTTTGCCGAGGGCGGTATTGACGAGGCTCATGCCCCAAAGCGGGGTGTCAAAGCCTGCCTTGTTCGCTATTCGCGAAAGAAAAACGCGCTACGATTTCTTTTAGGACTGCAACCCCGCCACAGCCTCCGCACTCGCCTCCGCAAAGGTCGCCTGCGGCTGGCCGAAAGACTCCGCTGGTGCGGGTGTCGGGGATGCGGTCAGTTGCCGCTCAATGGAGGTCGCCACGGGCAATATCTGTGCTGCGGCGTTTAATCCTCCCTGCTTGCAGGCCAGATCAAGACACTGCATGACCAGCCGCGCCTGTTCCTCTGTCAGCGTCACAGTCTTCATTGCAGGCTTACAGTCCCGTCTTCGTTGGCAACCATCGGGCGCAGGCCCGCGATTTCCTCTGGCTCCAGAAAGTCCGCTGCGGTCTTGCCCGCCAGCCCCGCCACTTCGTTAATGTGGCGCACGGATTCGGTGGCCGATCCGAGCAGGAGGTGGGCGTTGGTTCCCATCGCCGCAAGGATTTCTTCGGGCGTGGCGTCATTATTTTGCCAGAAGTCGCTCCACATTCCCTTGTGCGCTTGCACACGCTGGTCGAGCTGGCTGTTGATTTTGCCGAGCAGATCAAGCGCGATGCGCTGCGCGGCTGGCGGTTGGGTTGTTGGTAGTGTAATTAGGCTCATAGTTTTTAGTCAGCTTGTCCTGCGAGGTAGAAGACGCAGATTTCGATGGCTCCTGCGGTGAAGTTTGAGGTTTTGGCTGTCAGCGTGACTTCGCCGCCCGCCGTAAAACACTCGATGGTTCCAGCCGTCCAGTCGCGGTTGTCGCTGGTCGTTCCAATCGCGGTTCCCGTGATGTCTCCCCAGCGATCGGCGTCTGTGCCGTCTCCAATTGTATAGCCTGTCGCGCCTGTCAGGGCCGTGCCGACTCGCGTGGTCACGCCGACAACCACTGCGCCGTCTGGGATGAATGTGCCTGTGGTAGTGGCCGATGCGCCAGAGAGAGCGGAGAGCGTTTGCTTCACGCTCTTGATGGTCATGCGCTGAAAGTTCGTAGAACTTGTGAACGTCCCATACATTCTAATTTCCTGCGCTGAAGTATCGTTGCGGCTGGCCCAGACATTTGCGTTATCACGATACCAGCGCACATCAGCAGCGGCCCCCGATGGGCTTGTGCTTATGGAATAAAAGCTCGTGCTTCTCAGGGCGCATCCAACGGCTGTATTTGCTGAAACGGCGAGCAACTCTGTGCTTGCTGCCCACAAAGAAAAAAAGCCACTTTCGGAGCTAATGTAATTGGAAGCCCCCCCAAACCTTCTGCCGACAGCATCTCCCGATGGATTGATGGTAAACCTATTGGTGCCCCCCGTCTGAAGTTGCACCAAAAGCGAGTTGGCATTGCTTGCCGTATTAATGATATTCAGCTTGATAGCCGAAGGCGTTCCCGAGGTGTTCCAAGTGCCCGCAAGATCAATAAGGCTCTGCGCGTTGCTGCCTGTGAGCGAATAGCCCGTGACCGCATAAGCTGCGGTGTTGGCGGCGGGTGCGCCTGTGAGGGAGGTAAAAGCTGCGGTGTTTGGGGTGGTCGTTCCGAGGGCTGCGGGGCTGGCTGGGTCAAATGTTGACGTAGCCGTTAAGGTCGTTCCGCTAATCGACAGCCCCGATCCCGCTTCCAGATAGCGCAGTTTGCTCTCGCTATCGTCCCAGAAAACGATGCGGTCAGCATTTGGGTCATCGGCAACCAGATCAGACCCCGACACGCTCAAGACATCGGCTGTGGATGCGCCGACTGCGGTGACGCCGCTTCCGCCCGTAGCCGACAACTCCCCCGCAGACAGACTCAAGCCCGATCCGACTGTGATCTCCTCGACGGCGCCTGTGCTGGCGCTCGTCCTTCCGAGGATGCGGGCGGTGGCTTGGGTTAGGCCAGAGGCGGTGATGGAGCCAGAGGCGGCGAAGTCCGTGGCGTCTTCGGCGGCGGCGGTGCCGAGCGCAGGCAAGTTGTCGAGGGCGGTGTAGTCGGTCGTGCCAGCCAATTCCCCCCACACCGTGCCATTGTATCCGTAAAACTTATCATCGTCCTCGTCGTAGTAGATTTGCCCCGCGACAGGTGTAACGGGTTCCCCTGTGGGCGTGATGGCTACGCCGCCTTCAAATTTGATTTTGAACCGAGTGACCCAACTGCTGTTGTAAGTTCCAAACAAAAAGTCTGGGCCTGCGGGCGTGTTGGGGATGCCAAGACCAAAGGCTCCGTAATAGGTCGGGCTTTCTGCGGTGTCCCAAAATTCAACGCCTGCTGATCCACCTGCCAAAAATAGCGGCGGCTTGCCTGTACCATCGGGGGCAAAAAGCTCGTTGGGGTGATTGCTTTGATTTACCTCTGGCCCGCCCGCGATGATGCCAGACGTTGATGCGATGTTGTTGAAAGTTACATCGTCGGTGGTGCCAAGGTCTTGGTTGATATTGGCGAACGGATCGCTACCGCCACCAATCGCGGCAACTCCGCCCGAAAGCTGAAGCGAGTCGCCATCGTCGGGAACTTGTGCGCCATCGCCGCTGTCTAATGTGGCTTGGTTTGACGGATTGGCGGCGTTCCATGCGGCAAGCACGGTATCCACATCGTCCACGCCATCAAAAGTAAGCGTTATGTTGTTGCCCGCCGTGCCTGCGGTGTTGGCTATGATTGTGACTTCTTCGGAAAAGGTTTCGTTGTCCCCGATGCCCGTGTAGCTGGCGGCAATGGCGGGTGTGCCTGCGAGGTGGCTGGAGGCGTGCGCCGTGGGCGTCCTCGCGTCACTCAACCGCGCATCATTACCCTCGCAAAAGCTCCCTGCCGCCGTGCCGAAAGAACCCGCCTCGATGACGCCATTTGTGCCTGTTTTGAGCGGGAGGTTGGCGGTGGTGCCGATGGCTCCCGCGTTGGTTAGGTTGCCGTGGGTGTGATTACCAGCCGAAACATCGTCCGCACCTGTTCCGACATTTTTGCCAGCGGCAGTGCCGCGCAAGGTCGGGTTGATGCGCTGCCCGACAACCGCCTCCCATTGGTCGCCTGTCAGACGATCCCACGACGAGGGTGCGGGCGATGTTTGGCCTACTTCAACGCTCCACGAAGTGACTTGCCACGGTGTTGTCGTGTTTTGCGCCGAGGAATAAATGTCGTCGGAGTTGTAGGACACCATCCAAGCTGCTCCGTCCCAATAAATGAAACTGTCCTTGTCTTTGTAGTAGATGCCCTTGCCGCCAAAAACCCCGCCGTAGACGTAGACGCCGTTTGTGTTGGCGTTGCCCGCATCCAAGATTTCCAGACCTTGAAAGAATAAGTCTGCCGCTTCGTGAGTGTGGTTAAGGGCGGCAACCGTGACTACTCCCGTTTGCCCATTGACCGAAGTGACTGCGCCCGACTCATTGGCCCACGCAGGTATGCCGTTGGCAACTTTGAGAACTTGGCCGTTCGTGCCGATGGGCAGGCGGGCATTGGTGCTGTTTGCTGCCCGGTAAAGCGTGTCGCCCGTTGTCGTCAGCGGCAGGCCCGCGACATCGCCGGGGTCGCCCTTGGGGCCGACTGGCCCTTGCGGCCCCTGTTCGATGACCTTGATGACTTCGGTAGCCGCGCCTGTGCGTATGGTAATCGTTTCGCCCATGTGATTAGCGGGTGATTTCGCGGCTAACTACTGCGCGGCCTTCCATAAGGCGGCGGACGGCCCCGGATGGGTTCACGACTTCCAAGTCGTAAAGGTAGGTTGCCGCCGTGATCGTGGCAGAGGAGATGGCCGAATAGGAAAGACCGATCACACCATTGCTTGCAGCCGTCAGCGTATTGGTCGCGGTGGAGAGTGAAACGGTGGGCGATGCGGCCTCTGCCGTGGTGCGGAGCATCATCCGAGCGGACCAGCCGCTAAGATCCACCGGGTCGCCGTCTGCGGACCATTCAATCGTCGTGTCCCACGTTTGGCCTTGGGGAAGGCAGAGATCAACTTGCGCGGGGCATTTGCCGTAAAGTTCGCTCATTTGTTTCGATCCTTCCAGACTTTGCGTGCGGACATCGCCGCGACAAACAGGCCGAGCGCCAAAGCGGACAGGCGCATACCCGTTTCAAGGTGCGGCAAAAGCGAGACGATGACCGAGCCGAGCGAGGTGGTCACGCCGACGAAGGGACGAGAGAGAAAATCGATGGGGTCGTGAAAACTCATTGCACCGATTGCAAAATGCCGTTTGAGAAAACGAGCGTGTTGGTGTTGTTGGTGCCCGTTACCGAAATGGTTCCGCTGAACGGGTGATTCGTGTTGGTCGAGCCGGACAGCGCCCGCATCAGCCTTACGTTGCTGTCATTTGTGAGTGCCGCGAGAGGAATTCCCAAGTTCGTGCGCGTAGTTGAAGCGTAGGTCGGGGCATCAAACTGAATGGTTCCTGCGTTATAGATTCCAGTTCCTTCAAAATTCCAATCTGAGCTGCTGTTTGCAAAAATGGCTTCTTCAAGATTGAAGGCCGTGTTAAACCCGGTGATCGCTGTTGAAGAGATGGCTATGTCACTACCAATTTGAGCTGCCGCAAATGTCACACTATTTGCCGCACCCAGCCCCAAATTTGTTCTGATGGTCGCAACTACGTTGGTCGAAAAGCTGAAGGCATTAGTCCACACCACATTGGTCGCGGCAACGATTTGCCCATTGGTCGTGTTGTAGGCGAGCGCCTTCATCGTCTGCCCGTAGCTGGTGGCCGCGCAGAGGGTGGCGAGGAGGATGATGAGGAAGGTTTTCATATTATTGCTTGGTCGCGGTCATAATGCCGCTGTCATCAATCGACACCGCCCACACCGAGGCGTCTGGCGATTTGAGCGTGAAGCTCGTGCCCGCCACGCTCGACGGGGTTCCGGTGGCGTTAATCAAATCGTCGCCGAGGGTCGCGGTGCCTTGGAAAGTGTTGCGTAAGGTTCCGTTGCTGACCTGCACTTCCATCGTGACTTCGCTCGTGCCTGCTGCGGCGAGGGCCGCGATTTCCACCGTGTCGAGGTTGAGTCGCCCGGCGAGTCCTGGCGCACCCGCCAAAGTCGAGGCCGTGATGGCAACGGTCGGCAGGGCGGCCCCCGCGTAAGTCCCGCCATAGGTTAGCAGGTAATCGCTCGCGGTTCCGACAGCGGCGATTTCTTGCGTTCCTGATCCGGCTGCGGATGCCAGCGCGGCAGAGATTTCGATTGGGGTCGTGCCCGCTGCGAGTGGCGCGGTCGTATAAGTCGGAACCACCGCCGTCCCGCCGCCCGAGGCAACCGAGGCCGTAATGGCCGTGCCGCCCGCCGTGCTGGCGATCTTAAACCCGTCGCGGGTGCGGTCGCGCACGAAGTAAACCGATCCGTTGGAAAAACCAGATGGCGTGGAAAATCCGGTGAGCGTAACGGACTGGCCGTCAAGAATGGCATGGTAGGGCGCGGTGAAAATCGACGCCGCGACCGAGGACACCGTGACGTTGCGCGTCGGAAGCTGCAGCGAGTAATACCCCGTGGCAGGAGCAGGCGAAATTTGGACGCGCTGCACTTCGGTGATGCCCGAACCGCCCGTGATGGACACCGAGGCGGTGATCGTCACGGAGGTCGAGATAGCCGAGAAGCTCGTCACGGTTGCCGCGACCGAGCCGGAGCCCAGCGCGAAAGTCGCGGTCAGGGTAGAGTAATTGAGGTAACGATACGGCGTGGAGAAGTCGCCCGTGGGCTCTAAGAAATACAATTGGATGTCCTCAACGTCTTCCTCAAACACAGCGAGCCCGCTGGCCGGGAGCGTGCTAGTCGGCTCGGCGACAAAGGCGCGGCTAGAAGTGTCGAGATAAAGTTTGCGGGCCTGCATCCTGCGGGACGGCAGGTGTCAAAGCGGCGGCTGTTACGCTTGGTCGGCGCGGTCGCAGCACCCCGACAGGCGCGGGCGGTTGGCTGGGTGGGTGCGGTCGGCGCGGGCGAAAAGCGCGCGGGCGAAGTCGGCATTGTTTTCACCGGAATGAATGCACCTGTGGCAGACGCCGATGGACGGTCGCCCGCCGTAAAGTCCGAGGCCGCAGGCGTTCGTGTCGCGGTTAAGCGGTTTTGCGTGAGGGCAGGTCATGAGATGACGATGTTTTCAAGCGCAAGGCCCAAAATGTTCAAATTTTCAGTTTCTGGTCCGAAATTTGGGTAAGCCCCCGTCGGAGTGCTTTGGTTAGAATCCTTTTCAGACACTATCAAATCAAGAGCCACGCTTATTTGCCACTTGCAGCTTTGCGGATCAAAAATTAGCCAAGCACCCACATCTTCAAATAACGGCGTGCCTTGAGGGCTCTCGGCAATCCAAGAGCAAACACTTCTGTCTTGAGCTTCTAAAAATGAAGTGCCCCCATAGACAAGCGTTAACTCATAAGGAACAGGAGCGTCTGGAGGATTGCCTTCTCCCGTATTGTAGTTCACATAATCAAAAGAAAGTGTGTAGCTCGTCGCCAAAACCGCCGCGACATTTGTCGTAAACCCCGGCAGCGCCAGCCCCAAGCAGTCCCGCTCCGAGCGGATGCCGTTGCGATAAACGGCCCAGACGTCGCTTTCCAGAATAACGCCGTTGGTGGTGTCGCCGAAGGTCGTGCCGTTGCCGGTGAGAGTTTCGCCGTAGAACTCGATTTGCGCCGGGGCGATGCCACATGAGGCCGGGAATACGCAGCAGGTCGCATCCGAACAGCAAGAACAGCTAACACGCCGCTCCCCGTCTTCGTTTAGCTTGGTGATAACGCGCCGCTGGCCGGACTCGTCAACAGTGGTTTTGACCGTAGCCATTTGCCATTACTCACAGTCTTCGGTCGCGATCCACTGAATCGTGCCGTCGATGGCCCCCAACACGTGCGTGCCGCTGGCGGGCGGCTTTGGCAAAATGCGGGTAATGCGCGTCCCGTCCTTGGTGTATTCAACTTCGTAAAGTTTGGGATCGCCCTCACCTTCAAGCAGCGTGGTCATCTTCCAGTTTTCGTCGAGGTCTTTGCCCTTGATCGTTACCGGGTAATCCTTACTTCCCTTGGCTGGTTTGTTTTTTGCCAGCCGCTCGAAATTGTGCAGTTCTGGAAGTGCCATTAGCTTAGTCGATATTCAGCGGTCACAATTTGAACGGTCGGCGTGATATACGAAAAGGACTCAAGCGGCTTTAGCGGCATCGTGTCGATATACCAACGATTGCCCACATTGATAACCGGAGTGGCGAGAATGCTGGCCGGATTGTAAAACGGATGCAGGGCCACTAAATCGCGCCATGTAAAATTCGGAGCGCTAACAGACTGAGCCTTGCCCACCCTAACAAACTCAACCAACCGAATGCGTTCGGTAAATGAACTTAACTGCGCCCGCCCAAGCCTAAATATCGGCTGGCCTTCAACGAATTGCACTCCCGGCGTTTGCGTGTATTCCGGTCCTGCTGGCTCATAAAAAAAGATCGTTTTGTCGGGCTCGTTTGCCTCGCGTAAAAAATACCCCTTGAAACCAGACCGCTGCAACCCGCCCACATAGCTGGCGTTGACCGTCGTTAGTCCGTTGGCGCGTGTCACCGTGCGGCTTTCCATGTAAAGGCGGTTGGTCACAAGCTCGCTGCGATTTACGACATTGGGCCAGATCGGCGGTGGCGCGTCTTGGTAAAAGCTGCGCGAGATGATGTCGTGCTTGCTGGACGGGCCGACATAGGTTGCTTGCACGTTGACGAGGCCGTTGACCTGCTCCTGCGCGTCCTGCGCGGTGAGCACAAGGCCGCGCCGGTTCCATTCGTTGTTTCCTATGATGGTGGTGGGCATGGTCGTGGATTAGCCGGGCACGAGGGCGTGTTGCGGGAGTTTTTCGTCAATCGACGGCATATGCTTTTGCAGAAGAGAATGAATTTGACTGATTAAGCCTTGCTCGCCGCCGCCGCCGCCGCGCGGAGCGTTTTTTTGACGCATTTCTTCTTCTTCGCGGGCGCGTTCTTCCGGGGTTTTGGCCTGTTCTTTCACGTTCAAATTGTATTTTTGGGCCAGGCGCTTCTCTTCCTCGGCTGCGCGGCGGTCGATGCGTCCGCGTAGGCGTTCCGCCGCTCCAAACATCCCCTGCTCTTCAAAACGCGCGGCTCGGTCGCTGGCTTGGCGGTTTGATTGTTCCATACGAGCCAAGTCGGCGCGGATGTTGGCTGCGGTTTTGTCGACGCTAAACTTTTCCGGAATGCGCTCAATAGCCAGTCCGGTGCTGCTTAATTGGTTTTTTGCGGGGTCGAAATTGACGGATTGCTCGCCGCGGGCGCGCAGCGCAGCTCCAAAACTGGTTGCAGGGTCAAAAGATGTGCCGCCGGAGCGACCGCCGCCGCGAGGAGCGTTTTTGGCGCGCGCTTCGGCTTCTTGGCGGGCGATGCGCTCGTTTGTGCTTTCGGTTGCGGCGGAAACCTTGGGATTGACGGTGCTGGAAGCCGTCCCGGCGTCGGCCACGTTTTGCGCCAATTTAGCCGACAGCGCCTCGGCCTCGGCCAAGCGGTCGCGCATCTCAATTAATGGGCTGGCAGCGTTTGCGGCGTAGGAGTCGGCAAATTGTTTTGGCATTTCTGCCATGATGCCGCCCCATTCAGATTTGAGGCTATCTGCCTCATAATACATAATGTTGCTGATGTCTTCGACCGCTTGCTCGGCTTCTTTTTGAGCGGAGCGAACCGCCTCGGCAGCTGCCCCCATAAACGGAATTTTTTCAAGGACCGTGGAAATAGATTCAAAAATGCTAGAAGCCAATTTGGCTCCGAGCATATTGAATGACCCATTGATAAACGCCATTGTCGTTGAATTCGGGTCAAAAATAGAGCGCAGCGCACCGCCGATTGTTTGCATTGCGGCCGTTGCCCCAGCCACAATTTCATTGATTGCATTAAAGGCGGTATTGCGGGCGGTCATAAACATGAGCGAAAGCCCCTCGCCAAAGTCGCCGGAGGTGATGGCCTTGATGGCAATGTCGATCTGACTCAACGCCTCGCCCAGCTTGAAGGTCTCCGCGACCCAGCGCACGGTAGCCTCGGCGTATTCGGAAAGTTTGGCGCCAAAGCCTGCGGCGTCGATGTTGGCCAAGCGGTCGGTCAAGTCAGCCAGGGCGGGGCCGAGGCGCTCGAGGAGACCGACCATGAACTCTTTGCCCTTCTCGCCGATGGCCGCGAAGTTGTCGCCGATGCGGTCAAGGTGACCGTTGGTCTTGTCGATGACGCTCGGCAGGCTGCCGAGTTGACCGCGGGCCACATCGAGTTCGCTTCCCATGGCGCGCAAAAGTGGAAGCAATTCGCCGCCGCTGCGTCCAAGAAGCTGCATGGCGATGGCGCTGCGGTCGGAGTCGTTGCCTACGCCTTGCAGGGCACTGGCCACGGCTTGCAACTGCTCGGTCGGGGTAAGGTCTTTGAGGCGCTCAAGGTTGAGCCCAAGTTTGCCAAAGGCTTCTGCCTGCTCTTTGCCACCCTCGCCTGCTTCGACGATGGCCCGCTGGAGGCGGTTGATCGTCGGGCCGACGGACTCGGCTCCGGCGCCAGCGTTCTCAAAGGCACGCTGAAGGATGGCCAGGTTGCCCGCGGTCTCGCCGGTTCGGGCGGAGAGGTCGTTCAGCTGGCCTCCCATGGCGACCGCGGCATTGAAAGCCTGGACGGCCGCGCGGACGCCGATAAAGGCCGCGCCGATTCCGACGACGGCCGCGGCAATCTTTCCGAAGTGGCGGGTGATGCCCGCGCTCGCGCTAGCCGCGATGTTTTGCAGATTTTTAGCTCCGCTATCAAAACCTGCGGTATTGAGCGAGGCGTTGAATCTAATTGCTTCTCCGGCCATTTGCCTTGCGCCCAAGTGTCAAGACGCCATGCCCGGATAGCGGTCGAGCGTCTTTTTGATCTTGCCTTGCGCGGCGAGCTTCACCGCGCGGCTGAAGAAATTAGCGCGGGCGTTGAGCGCCTTGCGGAAGGCCGTGCCGGCCTGAGCCCAGCGGTTCAGGTATCCGAGGTTGTTGACGAAGCCGACCTCGTATTTGTCGCCGCTGCCTTTGCTGGTAAGCTCGAGCAATTCCCGCATCTCGCCTTTGCGATGGTGGGCAGCATTGCGGAGATAGGCCGGAGCCTTCACCGAGATGCCCAGACCTTCGCCGATCTTGACGAACATGGAAGCGGCGAGCCCGCGAGCCTTGAGTTTGTTTTGCAAAGACTTGGCGCGTTGCTCTTGAATTTGCCTCCACAGCCAAGACGGATACGCCTTGGGCTCGTTGCTGCGGCTGAAGTAGTAGACCAGCTTGCCGTTCTTGCCCTTGGATCTGCGCTGGGCCGCGCGGGTCTGCGCGCGCGCCACGTCGGCAGCCGAATAGGTTTTGCCGCTGCGGCTTTCGGGGCCGGCGTAGTTGAAGGTGTATTGCGATCCTGGGCGTTTTTCGTGGGACGCTTGGATGCTTTTGACGGTGGCCTTCTTGGTCGTGCGGACGGCGCTGGCCAGCATCGCCCCGAGCTCGGCCTTCATGACCGTCTCGAAGTCTTTGCCGCTGATGCGGCGCAGTTCGAGCATAGCAGAGTGAAACCGGCGGGCGGCTTTTTCGTCGGCGGTGACTTTGACCTGCACGCTATACGCCGCCTGTCAGCGCGTCGGCGAGCAGGGCGTCGATGCTGGCAGCCCCGGTTTCTCCGCTATCGGCCCAGCGTGGCGTGCGGCCGGAGGCGATGTCGTCCCACAGCAAAAGCTGGTTTAGCGCCGCCAGCGGCAAATGCCAGATGGCCTGGTCGATGGAGATCCCGTATTTGGCGACCCGCGCGGCCAGGCAAAGCTGCCAGGCCGGTCGGGCCTTCAGACTTTTGGGCCGTCGGCAGCAGGCTCCACGCTGGTGCTTTGCGTGATGGTGGCGGCCACGCGCTCCATCTGCCCGGTGATCCAGGGCGTGAAGGCAAACATGTCGGCCGGTGCCTGCTTGTCCATCCACTCGTAAACGTCGGCGCGCAAGTCGTCCAGGGTGGCGATCCTGCGGCGGATGTCGGTGATCGGCATGGAGTGCAGGTAGATGAACGAATACACCGCAAAAGCGTAGTCGCCGTCGGGCTCGCCCGTGACAAAGCTGTTTTTCAGCCGCGTCAGCAGACTCCAGGTCGCGGCCGTGACAGGCCGCAGGGTGATGCCAGCAATTTGTTCCTCGCCGCCAAGGGCCGAAGCCTCGAGCAGCACATCTCTTTTTTCGGGGTCAATATCCATATTGACCGCATGGCGCTGTCAAAAGAAACAGGGCGGAGCCGGAGCCCCGCCCTGCACACGCACACACATGCCAAGAAAATCACATGACGAGTTGCGCCACCTGGCGTTTGGTGTCGGCGCTCAGTTTTTCGTCGGCCAGCATGACGCCGCCTTGCGGGAGGTTGACCATGACGAGGCGGCGGGTCTTTTTAAAAATCACATCGAGGAGGATCTCGCGGTTGTAGAGCGCGGCGCGGGCGCCGGGGAGGTCGGGCAACTGGTCGCGCAGGGCTTCGCAGGCGTCTTGGCTTTCCAGAATGGCCTCGACGATCTTGCCGGTGGGGACGCCGGCCGCGCCGTCGCAGTCGAACCAGTAGTGGACAACCTCGCGGCCTTTTTGCACCACGCGGCTGATGGGATCTTGCTGACGAAGTTGGACGCCGACCGTGCAGAGGCACGAGGCGACTTTGGTGTCGGTGGTAGCGTAGTAGGCTGCTTGCATAATCTGGATCTCTGGGTGCGCCTAACGGCGCGGCTTAGAAGCCGTGGTTGCTGGCGCCGATGGTGACTTGCTGGAAGTCGTTGGGCGCTTTGCTGACGGCCACGGAATCAACGTAGAAAGTTCCAGAAACGCCGCCCAAGCTCGCCGTGGCGTTGGCCAAGGTGATAGACGCGCCGATGGTCGGGGCCGTGCTCTTGAGGAACCCGCTCATCGAGGCGACGGACTTTTTGCCGTGGTAGGCCACCGCCACATGGTCGCCGTCTTCGTCAACGACGATGTTTTTTTCCGAATCGGAGGTTTGAGAAAAAGAGGTGAACACTGCGACGGTCTCTGCCGAGCCGCCGAAAGTGATGGAAGTAAGTCCGATAACAGTTGCCGCCATAATACGTATGGCGGTTTGTCAACTTAGCGGACGCGGTAGATGCCCGTGCGCCGCCCGCTCTTCTGCTCGTAGCCCTCGTAAACCGCGCTTTTGATGGACGCGGCCACGGCCTCGTCAGCCAAACATTCGGGCCAGCCGGGCAGGCGGATCGCGCCGTCAATCGGCTCAGGTTGTCGGGTAGGCTTCGTTGACCCAGAGACGGAAGTTGATGGATCGGCGGAAGCTGCGGGTTTCGTTTTCATAGGATACAGGGTCAAATTCAAGGCCCCAAACTTTCACAATGTCGGTGGCGTTGACGTTGGCGAGGAAGTTGGGACCGTCCACGGTGGCCCAGAGGTCGCGCCAAAGCCCCTTAAAGCCGGCGGCGCCTTCGTCGTCGTCTTCGCTATCGGGCAGGCGGCGCTCGGCGCGTTCGTCATCAGGCGTCTGGTCGGCGGCTGTGGTGAGCGTAATGCTGACGCGGGCGTTCCACGTCATCATGCCAAGCACGAGCTCGTCGAGTTTCTCGGCGCGGATGGCGATCATGGGCAAGCTGTCTTCGTCGGACTCGTCGGCGGAGGTGATGCGGCACCCGGCAAGGTTGGCGTCGGCGCTGAGAACCGTATCCACGGCGCGCTCTAGGGATTCTTCAAGGCTGTAAGCGGGGGCGCTCATTTGCTGTCGGGGCTTTGCAGGGTCAGGTCGATGGTGGCGGTGTCGGTGTCGATGCCGGTGATGCGGTAGCGGCGGTCTTGGAATTTGACGATGCCGCCGAGGCGGAAGGTTGGTGCGCCGACCTTGAGCACGGTAGCGGTCAGTCCCCTCGCCGCCTCAAAGCCGCCTTCGCCGAGTTGGTTGCCATAGGTTTCCTCTCCCACCACGGCCAGATAGGTGCGCTCGCGGTATTCGATCTGGTCGCGGATCGTGCCGACTGCTTCGGTGCTGGCTGCGGTGTAAGCCTGGGCGAACTGTGACATTTGTTAGAGCGCCTTGTCAGCGGCGGCGAAGATGGATCGCCAAACCTCGCAGGGATTGAGCCGCTCGCGGCAAAAGCGTTGGCCCGACGAGGCAATGCCCTGCCATTCGGGAAACTTCAGATCTTCGACCCATGTGCAAAGCTCGTCGCCTGTGATGCCTTCGGGCATGGCAAGGCGTTGCTCGCGGTTCTTAAAATGCTCGCATTCGGGGTCAAGCGGCTGCACCTCGACCACCAATGCTCCGCACGAAGCGGCTTCGTAGACGCGAATGCTGTGACCCCTGCCGTTGGCGGGTGGGCAAAATACCCCTGCATACTTGCTGTATGCATCGGCCACCAGATGCGCGGTGCTGGCGTGGCGCGGGATGTTCAAGATGTCGATAAGGCCGCGCGATTGAAGTGCGCCCAAAAGCCGCCTGCGCTCGCTGTAGATCCCCGGCCAGTAGTCGTTGACGTGGCCGACGAAACAAAACCGCTGGATACGTTCGGCCAGCGGGGGGCCAGGGCGGAAGGTGTCGGTGGCAACCCAGAAGGGCAGCGTCTCGGCTTTGCGCCCAAAGCGGTGCATTTCCTCGGTGTCGCTGCTCTGTCCGCAAATGTAGAAATCTGCGTAGTCGGCGGCTTCTTCAAATTGACGATAGCCCGGGAAGGCATTGCCCCATGTGTATTCGGCCACGAGACTGATGATGGGCTTGCCAAGGGCGCGCAAATTGTCGCCGTGCTGCGCGATGAATCCGCGAAGCTGAAACGGGGAATACAGCGCGATGCAATCGGCGGCGGATTCACGCAGCGCATTGATGACGGCTTGCGGTTCTTGCGGGAACTCGATGACGTTGATCGCCATTCCGGCCTGCGAGAGTTGCCGGAATGCGTGCTGGCCGACAGACGCTGGCTCTTCGCCAATATACAAAATATCAGCGGTCTTTATCATGCGCGGCAAACATGGCCTCGGTATCAGTGACAAAGCCCGGATTGGCTTGGAGGTAGTCGGGATTGCGCTGGCAAAAAAGGTCAAAGCCCTGCCTGTAGTTTTCGACGCTGTTGCTGCGCTCCGTGGTTTCGTGCGACGCCCCTCCCGCCGTTGGATGCAGGTGGCGGATAACGATGTCGCTTGGAACGATCCACTTGTTTTTCGTTGCGCGCCACGTCAATTCGGTGTCGGCGAACATGGAGCGGTAGCCGTCAAAATAAATGCCGCCGCCGTAGCCCAGCCTTTCCGCCGCTTTGCGCGTGAGGCAAGGCGTGCAGATCAAGTCGTCGTCTCGCACCCCGTCGCCGATTTTTACGACCGCCGGGCGCTTTGCGTTCCCGCCCAGCGCCTCGACGATGCGCTCGTCCCAATGCAGCGGCGGCGGCGCAAGGTCATCCTGCACATAGATAAGGATCTCGCCCGCCGAGGCGCGCGCGGCGGCGTTGGTCGCGGCAACGCAGTTTGTTTGCGCGAGGTTGCCCGCTGGCGAGGTTGCGTGGCGAAAGCGGCCAAGGATGCCCATGTCCGGGCTGTCGGCCTCCATGCCGAAAATGTGCTCGATGCGCTCGGGATTTTTGGCGTTGTCCAAAAACATTTTCCGCACCACGGCGGCTTGCTCCGGGCGCCCGCGCGTCGGGTGGATGATGCTGATGGTGGGTTCTTTTTGCGCTTTCAGCCGGGCTTTCTCGATGGCGTCGGCCTTGTCCAAGTCGCCAACCATGCGAAGGAATTGCGTCCATAAGGTTTCCCCTGCCCAGCCGTAGAGGCCGTCGCGGTGCGTCCAGACCTTTTCCGCAGGGCGCGGCAGGGCCATCATGGAGCGCAAATAGGCTTCGGCTTTCTCTAGGTCGCCGAGATCGAGGTGCATGGCGCCAAGGAGGGCTAAGGCTTCGCGGCGGTTCGGTTGCGTGCGGTAAGCCGAATGTAGGGCCGTGAGCATGGCCTTGTATTCCGCGCTGTCCGTTTCAAGGATTTCGGGGCGGGCGAGTTCGCAGATGTTGAGGCAGAGTTCGTAGCGTTCGGTGGGTTTGAGGTCGGGATGAGCCAGGGCTTGCTTGGCAAGGGCCATCGCTTCGGTCTTGCGCCCGTGGCCCATGTATTCGCCGTGCAGATGGTAAATCTCGGAGACGGTGCGCTCGGCTTCGGGGATCGACTCCAGAATGGTCAGGTTGCGGTTGTTGCCCTGCTTGGGTTCATCGTCGGGCAGATGCACCACGGTCGGCTCGTCGCACTTGGCAATGCGGGCGTCGGCGCCGAGTTGGAAATTTTCGTGGATGCGGTTCACCCACTTGCCTTTGTCGCGGCGGACGAGGCGCTCGCGGAGATTGTGGGCGATGCCGCGCCCGGCGACATTGTGGAACAGGGCGAAGGCGTCGAAGTTCTCGCCGTGCTTTTCAAGGAGTTCGTGCAGGGCGGGTGCGAAGTTTGGCCCTGGCGTATCGTCCGCGTCCACCCACAGCGCCCAAGGTTTGCTGGCAAGGTCGAAGGATTGCTGCCGTGCGGCCCCGAAATCATCGACGTGCGGCCATTCGTTGCCGGGGGCGTTGGCATAGACATCATATTTGGCCCCGTGCTTCTGGCAGACTTCGGCAATCTTGATGCTCTTGGCTTCGGCCCCGGTGGCGTGAACCACCACCATCTCGCCGACGGCGGGGGCAAATTGAGTCAAGCAACGGTCAAGCCGTTTGGGTTCGTTGCCGACTATTACGCAAAGCGCGATTTGCTCGCGCGGGCTTTGTTTCTCCATCTCGGCGGGTGCGCCGCTGTCAACCGGACAAACGAAAACCCCCGGCGTTGGCCGGGGGCTCCGTGTTGCGTATGAGATGGAGACGAACTACGCTCCGAGAGCGAGCTTAGCAGCCGCCGTGATTCCGCGAGCGTAGCCGTAGACGCACTCCATAGAGACGAACGAGCGTCCCGTGGCTGTCGAATAGTGGCGACGATAGGACATCGAGATGCCCGTCTGCGGATCAGTGACGGTTTCAGCGGCGATGTATTCGCTGGGCTCTTGAGGAGCCAAGGCGCGAATCGCCACGGCCATCGCGTTCGGGTGAACGGCGATACCGGACAAGCTGATGCTGTTGGTCGGGAGCACGAGGCTCTCGTAGACGTTCATGCCGAGGATGCGAGGAACACGGCCATCGGCAATCGTGTCACGAGCACCAAAGGCACTGGCATCCAACAGGCCGCTCTGCGAAAGAAGGGAATCATAGAGCGTCGTGTTGAGGATGAGGTTGCGGTCGGTCTGCGGCACTTTCGCGTCGGACAGCGCCTTGCGGAGCGAGCGAGCGTTGGTGATGGTGAAGGCCGAAAGGTTGGTCAGGGTCGCGGCAAACTGCGCGGCGCTGGAAGCGGTCGTGACGAAGGCACTATAAACGTCTTCAAGCACGGCCTGCGCCAGAGCTTTGCCCTGCTGGCGAGCGAACTTGGTGATCTCGGCAACCGAGGACTTGCTGAACTCGGTATCGGAGAGGCTGACGGTGACAATCTTGTGTTTGTCCACGTTGACGGTCACGTTGTTGAGTGTGCCGCCGAGGGACTCGTAGGAATTGTCGAAGGTCGTGGCCGACAAGTTGGCGACGAGAGGAACTTCAACCGAGGCGCCGCGACGGACGACTTCAGCCGAATACGATGTGGTCAGAATGGAGAGGCTCTCCAAATCTGCTGTCAGAGCTTCCAGCGCGGTTTGCGCGAGGAGGCGGTCATTCAGGTTTGATGCAATGGTTGCCATAAAATTAGTAAGCGGACGCGATGATTTCGCGTTTGTTTTTGCGGAAATACTCCACGGCGTCAGAGCCGCTGAGTGAGTTGAAGATTTGCGCCGGGGTCAGTTCGGGCTCGGCCTGCATGACAGCCACGGGCTCAAGGCCAACAGAAGCCACGATTGCCGCAGCCTGCTCGCCAGCACTTTTGGACGTTGCCAGCAAATTGCTGATCTCTTCGTCCTTGCTGGCGACTTCGGAAGTGAGGCGCTCGACTTCGGCTTTGAGGGTTTCGAGTTCTTTGGCCGTCACTTCGTCGGCTTGCGCGCGGACGGTGTCGGCTTCGACTTTGGCGGAAAGCTCGGCCTGGAGGGCGTCAACCTTCGCTTGAAGTTCGGCGTTCATGTTATCCTCTGAGGAAGTGTCAACCGCCGCGTCGGTGACGGGCGCTTCGACAACCGGCTCCGCGACAACTTCGGCGGGGGCGGCCTCTTCGGCTTTGATGGTTTTCGCGGATTTGCGGGACATAGAGTTGGAAAAGTTGTCAAAGCGCGCGCGGGCGCTTTCGGGTGTTATGGAGGCGGCGGCTTCAATGCCTTCCTCGATGTCGTCGGCAAACCCGAAGTCCACGGCCTGCACCGCGTCCATCCATGTCTCCTCGTCCATGAGGTTTTCAATTTCGGCGCGCTCGCGGCCCGACTTGCGGACATAAGCGTTGACCAAGGTGGCCTTGAGCTTGTCAAGCACATCGGCCTCTTTGCGAAGATCGTCGGCATCTCCCATCGCCATCGACCACGGGTTATGCACCATCATCATGGCGTTATCGGCCATCAGCACATCGTCGCCGGCCATCGCAATGACCGAGGCCATGCTTGCCGCAAGTCCATCAACGTGAACGGTTAAGCCACCTTTGTGCCTACGTAATGCGTTGTAGATCGCGGCTCCTTCGATGACGCTTCCTCCGACGCTGTTGATACGGAGATGAATGTGCTGTCCTTTGAGTTTGCGAAGATCCGCGACAAAATCCTTTGCCGCAACGCCTCCGAAGCCGATCTCGTCATAAATAGAGACTTCGACTCCGCTGTCCTCGGCTTCGCTGTTGCGGGGCGTTGAAATTGCATACCAGGCGGGCGTGGTCATTGCGCTTGCGGCGGTGTCAATGCGGCGCCGTTGTTTGTCGGCGGGGCGGGGTTGGGATTGAACGTGGCGATGGAGTCTGGGCTGATGCCAAACTCGGCGGACAAATCGGCCAGATACTTGGCCTCGACGGCGCGCTGGCGGAGTTGGTCTTTCCACTCGAGGCCACGCTCGCTGTAGTCTTCGCTGTAGGTGCGGAGGCCGGCCCGGACGTCGTTCAAGTTGGCGGCGGCTTCGCGTCCGTAGTCGACGGAGGCGGCTGCGGGGCGTTGCCATTCGACGCGCCACCAGTTTTCGTTCTGCGGGATTAGGCCGCGCTGCATACCGAGCGTGATGACGTGCGCCCAGACGCGGGAGCACAGGCGGTCGATGAGCAGGGCTTGGCGCTGCTCAAAGGTGCGTTGCGCGCGAACCAACACGGCGCGCAGGGCGGCACCGCCAGCATCGGCGGGACGCGCGGCAAACTCCCACGGGACGCCAATGTTGAGGCAGACCTCTCTCAAGAGAAGGTCGCAGAAGTCGCGGAAGTTTTGCGTGGGGCGGTTCGATGTCCAAGAGATCAGGTCTTCGCCCATGCCGAGGCGCGGAATGGCGCCGCCGGCGTTGCCGAGGGATTCGACGGTGACTTCGCTGTTGTCCTGGGTGTTGACGCTGGCGGTGGATTCGCCGAAGAAGTCGGCCCCCTGCGGGTTGCTCGACTTGATGGCGAGGGCGATATAGGAGGAAATTTTGAGCGCCATCTTCTCAAACGAGATGGCGTCCGACACATCGCGGAGGTGGTTGATGGACGGGGCGAGCGGCGTGACGTAGCGGAGCTCGTCGCCCTGGCTGGCCTCGCCGACGTGGATAAGTTGCTGCGCCGGGATGTCCTCAAAACGCTGCGCGGGGTCAACGCCATCGCCGACCAGGTGGCGGTAGAAGATCGGGCGTAGCTGCGGATTGACCACCACGCCGTCGATGATGTTCTGCGCGCCTTCGCGGGCGGTCGGGTTACTCGGCTCGTAAATAGACGAGCGGGCGTCGCCGATGCGGTGGGCAAGGATGAGTTGCAACGCGGGATACCCGGTCGATTGCGCGGTAGCGCGGAAGAACACTTCGCCGTCGCGGTCGATGGCGACGGAGGCGATGCGCTGCATCTCGCGCCAAGTGTATCGGCCTTGGATGTCGGCCACCCGGCTCCACTGTTCAAAGAAAGTTTCGGCGGCGTTGTCCCATGCTTCATCGCCAGATCGGGCCTGCGGGCGGATGCCTGTGCCTGTGGCGTATCGGGCTTTCTCGCAAATCAGCCCACGGACAAAGGGCATATTGTTGTAGACCCAGCGGGACAACTTCATCAGCCGCTCGCGGTCGGCGCCGGATACGTCGATGTGGCTGTCGGTCGCTGTGGCGTTGTAGGGGAATCGGCGCTGAATCGAAGGCCGCGCGGCATCGTAGCTCTGGGCCTTCGGGCTGAAGGCTTTTGTTACCAGTTTCCAGCGGTCGGCCAGTTTCATTAGTAGAGCGGATAGTTAAAGGCCGCGATGGCGGTCTTGTTCGTCTTGCGTGTCAACCAGAGTTCCAAGTTGGCGGCGGACAATTCTTTGATTTCCTTCCAACAGTAGAAGGCCAGATCCGCAACGGTGCCTGCGGTCTGGTCGGGCGGGAGCGAATAGGAGTAGCTCTTGCCCCCCATGCTGGCGCTGACGAGAACGCGCCCGCCCTCTTTAGCGACGGTGAAGTTGTTGGAGGCGATGGCCTCAAGCGCCGCGACCGTCTTTGTCGCGTCTTTGTTGTTTGCTACCCAAACTGAAAAAACAAAGGAGCGCGGAGACATTGCTCACGCGCGGCGGTGTCAATCGGCGCGCTTGGCCTTTTGCTTGGCGCGATACTTGGCCCACCGGGCTTCGACTGCGGCTGTGGCCTGCGCCTTTGTTCTCGCCTTGCGCGGTCCCGAAGCCTTGCCGCCCTTGCCGCCCACGGCCCGCGTATCCACAAAACTCGGCGGCAAAGGCTTGTTACAGTTCGGGCATTTCACGTCCGCGATACTACGGCGCATCGTTGCCGATCTCAATGGGAAGCTCTAGTTGAGGATCGGCGGATTTTATCCGGGCAAGCTGAACCGTGTGCGCGTGGCGAAGGATGATTGAGGTCAAACTAAGTGCCGTTTCGATGTCGTAGTCGGTTGCCGCATTAAAATTAGCGGCAATCTCTAGGATGTTGAATTTGCTCATACGCCACCAAACTACGCAAGCAGCTTGCGTAGGCAAGGAAAAAGTGGGTTTTACTCTGTAGAATCGTCCAGCTTCGGCTTGATGATGTTGCCGTATTCGGCCAGCGCCAGAATCATCAGTTCGCAGTCGAGCATGTGGTTCGGCCTGCGTCCGATCTGCCGCCAGATGTAGTTCTCGCGCCCCGTGAGCGGGGAGCGTTTGACCACTTTGCGGTGGGCATCGAGGTGCGCTTTGTATTCCTCGGAGGCATCAGCGGCCACCGTCCACGCGGGGCCTTTGCCGCCGCGCAGCCATTCAAGCACATCCTGCGCGGCGGGCGACGAGAACAGCATGAGGAAATAGCCGCGACGATACGGCTTGAGCACCGAGATGGCCTTGCGAAGCGTCTTTCCGAATTTCACGCCGTAGCCGTCCGCGCGGTCTTCGCCCTTGGCCGGGATGTAGCGATTGCGGAGGCAGACATCGAGCACCTCGTCGGTGCGGAAGCCTGAGTCAACCACCACGAGCTTTGCCATCGTGCCGCCGATGTTGCGTTGCTGATCGAGGCCAAGTTCTTGCACCTTAAATTCCAAGTCTGCCCAGGTGGTGAGTCGGCCTTCGTCCACAAGTTTGCTGCTGCCGTCTTTGGCGAAGGCGCGACAGGCGAAGTAGAAACAGTCCTGCTGAACGTCCACGGCCATGATGCGGGCAGTGCCTTCTTCGGGTTCGGTGCGGAGGCTGTATTCGCCCACGGTGAGCGGGCGGGATTCGTCGGTCATGGCATCTTCCCACGGCTCGGCGAGGATGCTGTTGACGAAATCTTGCAGGCCCATGAGCGAAGACTTGTCTTGCAGGAATTTCACGGCCAGCGCGCCGAAGCTGCGGCGCACGGAGTAGAGCGCGGACAAGTGGTAGCTGCGATGCCCGGGGAGAGCGCCGAGGTTTTCCGCGCGCCATTCGCCTTCGCGGAGCATTTTGGTTTTGCTGGCGTCGGTGATGTGGCCCGCGCAATGGGGGCACTCGAGGCGGGCGGTCTCGCGGACGCGCTTCAGATCCCATTGGCTGTCGCTGATCTTGGCGTCGTCGTCCCATTTCATCATGGGCCAGTTGAGCAGGGTCATTGCCTGGCAATGTGGGCATGGCACCCAGAAGCGGCGCTGGTCGCCCTCGAGCCAGGCTTTCCAGATCGAGCCTTCCTGCGTGGTCGGCGTGCTGGTTTGCACGATCAGGGCCATGGGGAACGACGCGGTGCGTTGCACGGCGAGCTGGACGGCGGCGGCCTCTTGCTTGGTCTTGGTTTTGTATTTGTCGACTTCGTCGAGGCAGAGGAGCGAAATGGAACGGCCGGCCAAGTTGCCGGGGCTGTTAGACCCGACGAACCAGAGGTGCATTCGGCGGAAGGCTTGGTCGAGGTTTTTGAATTTGTCTTTGTTGCCGGGCATCTCGGCGCGGAGCACTTCGTTGTCGTCGATCATCACTTGCCAGCGCGACTCAGAAAACGATTGGGCATTGGTCTGCGTGTCCAGCACCCAAAGGGCCGGAGCCGGAGCGCGGCAGAGGCGGTAAGCCATACCGACTTGGATGGCGGTTGATTTCGCCACCTGGGCGCCGCAAAGCAGGGCCATGGAACGAACGCCGCTGGCGGGGTGGAACGCATCAAGCCATTCGCGCATGTAGGGGTAAGAGCGAACGCGAAACGGCCCGGGGGATGACGTGAAGCGAGACGAAAAAGAAATATTGGCCTCGGCCCACTCGGTGACCGACTGCCGCGGATGCGGCACCCATTGGGCCTGCCACATGGCGCGGGCGCGGGCGCTTGAATCAGGAATCCAGGCGCAGGGCATTGCCGGTGTTGCTGAGAGTGCTGAAGACTTGTTCGAGGTAGTCGGCCACGGTGTCGCGGGCTAACTCGGGGTCAGATGGGTTTGCCGCCTGGGCGATGGCGGCCGGCATGGCCTCGAGGAGGGAGCGCAGTTTGCCCGTCTCCTCGGCGATCACGGCCTGCACCTGGTCTCGGTGCATGAGGGTCTGGGCCTCTTGCTCACTTTTGACCATGTCGCGCTTTCGCGTCTCGTGCGCCTCTTCGGCATCGCGGACGGTGCGGCTCGCGGCGGCTCGCTCTTGGATACTGCCGGCAGCCTCAAAGTCGCGCACCGCGATCCGGCGCATATGGTCGGTCACGGCCAGATCGTCGGGCAGATCGACGGGTTCGGGCGCCGGCTCAGTCGGGCGAGGCGCCGACGGCTGCGATGTCTTGGTTCGCCTGGCGTTTTGGTTAGCGCGCCGCCACTCCGCCGCGGCCTCGAAAGAGTCGAGCGGCATCCCACGCTTCACCGCTTTCGCCACGGCCGGCTGGCTGATGCCAAGCGCTTTGGCCATCTGGCCTTGCGATAACCTTTGGGACATCACCCATAACCGCTGTCAAAGGGTTATAGCTCGCAGAAAAACATCGGTCTGTATCGGGCACTTGCGTCAGAGGCTGAAAGGAGACTTCCGACCCCGGGGCGGGGTCAGACTTGCGGCTCGTGGCCGTAGGATCGGAGCAACTGCCTCGAAAGGGCGTTGCTCTTCTCCAGTTCAGCCTTGAGCTTCTTCAGCGCCTCGGTCTGGGCCTTGGACTCTTGCAGCACTTTGTAGATGCGACTCGAGATGGCAGCCACAAAGAATGGCAGCAAGGCGGCCATGACCAGCGCCGCCAAGGCTATGAGCCCTATTAGTGCGCCCGCGGCTTCCATGGGATCAAGTTAGGTCGGCGGTGATCGGTTGGCAAGTCTTAGCCCTCAAGCTCCTGCACCACGCTGACCAAGCTCTTCACTTGAGGTTCAGCCAAGAAACGAGCGCGCGGGAACGCTGCGTCCATCGGGTCGATGTTGAAGCGCACCGTGATGGTGTAGGCCGGCACATCAGCCACCCGCTCGGTCTCAGGCTTGGATGGCGTGGGTGGCGCAAAGTTCTGAAGCACCAACTGCTTGGCCGCACTTGGATCGGCGAACAGGCTCTTAACCTCCTTGTGCTTCTTGGCGATCTTCATGCAATACCTGGCTTGCATCGGGTCCACGCCATGATCAGCCAGCCCATCCACCCACCCGTCAAACGCCTGGCCAAGCTCCATCTCTGCCTGGACCAATAGCGTCCCCTCCTCGTGCATGGCCTCGATGGCCGTCTTCATCTCTTTGATCGCGCCGGCCTTGGCCTCGCGGATGCGTTCGGCCAATGCGCGCAACTGCTCGACGCTGACCCCTGTTGTTAGTTCGTTTCCCATAATGTCTGAGTCTCTTTCTGTTGGTTGGTTAGGTTGATCTTGGTTCGTGTGCCCCCGACGATCAGTTGTCTCAGGGCGTAAGTCTTTCGGGCCGCGATGCTCTTCTGGCTTCGGGCAATGGTGCCCGGGTTGGCCGCTTTGCGGATCTCGATGACCCGCTTGCTCACGGCCGCCCGCGTCACATTGAACTGCTTGGCGATTGTGGTCTGCGTCCTGTCCTCGTCCCTATCCTCCATCTCAAAGGCCGCCATCCAGCAGGCAACAAAGTATTGAAGATCAGGGCAAGCCGACGCCTCCCTTGCCTGTTGCAGGAATTGCACAATGGCCTCCCGTTGGGCGTGCCGGGTGGAATCGTTGTCCGTCTCCTTCGATGCAGCCAGAAACGCCTGGGCGGCCATCTTGCCGACCAAGGCCGGCACTTGTTCTCCGCTGGCCCGTGCCAACTCAGCCAGCCGCTCCAAAAAGATGTCCTCGGGCGCGTCGTGGTGTTCGGGCCAATAGCTCGCCTCTTTACGGTCTGCGGGGTCGCCTCCCATGCTTTGCGCGCGTTTAGTGTCAATCATGGTTTGCTTAGTGGTTGCTGAGATGTCATGGTCAAATCGTGAAAGAGTATTGCGTCGAGATGTTCAAGCCTCGCCTGTTTAGCGGCACTATTGACCCCGCCGTGCTCGAGGCCACGATCAACATCAAGGCCAACGAAGGGTGGCGCTTTATCCGCAGCATCAATGAGCGCAAGCGCAGTTTCGTGCTGTTTAGCCGCGAGGTGCATTTCTTGGTTTATGAAAGAGACGCCATTGATCCAGCCGAAGTCGTGCTTTTGCGGCAACTCCTGACGGCCTACGGGCACGAGCCGGCGGCTTAGGGTCACGCCGCCCTCCCCTCAGCCAGCCGCAGCACCACCCCATCAGGCCAAGTCTCAACCGACTTGGCCTCAAAAAGAACAGCCGCTGTAGCCGCCTCTTGGCCCACGGCCTGCACCAGCCATTCGGCCGGATGGCCGTTGTTCAATACAGGTAGGCCGTTTCGTAGTTCGGCCAGCTTGATTCGTCTCTTTTTCATGGTTTTGATAGTGGATTGTTGGCGGCCCAACAGTCTTGAGACGGACAGGACTTTCTGTCTGTCCTCAAGACTGATTGGAGTGCTTCATACATCACTATTTTCCTTATATGATGATGAATGAAGCTGGAGGGCCTAAAACGGGTCATTGTTAATCCGAAAAACGGCCTCCTTTGTTGCGTTGTTTACCTTCTCAATGCCCATCCTCCGCAGCCTGTCGAGGTGCCGATTGATCGACTGCTTCCAGGCGCCATCGCTGAACTTGTCCTTTGTGATTTCCCGCGCCCTGACGATCAATTCGCTGCTCGGCACGGCCCGCCCGGCTTTCTGTAAAACCTCCAAAATCGCATCAGCACGGGGGCCGAATGTATCAACCACCTTCCCTGGCTGCCGCAACTTCGCCGGGTCCAGATCGCTCCGCGGATTCATCACCGGCGCCTCCCATTGCAGCACCAGCGGCGGGATCGGGGCAAACTCCCGCAGGATGGCCTCCAGCGTGTAGCAATCCTCCTCCTCGTGGTTGGTAAAGGTCATAATGGCGTCAGGATCGCGCGCCATGACCCCACTGCCCGAGATCCGGTCCATCGACTCCTTGCCGCTTTGGTTGCCCTTGGAAAAGTGCGCCGCGAAGGCAATAGCCGCCCCGAGCTCGTCGGCAAACCGCTCGATCTCCAGCATCAAGGCCGCCATATCCCCCGCCGAGTTCTCGTCCTTGTCCCCGTAGGTCTTGTAGATCGGGTCGAGGATGATGAGGGCAAACTTTGGCGCCCCCTCCTCCTTCAACCGCATCCGCGCCGTCGAAAGCATCGTCACCAAGTCGTAGCACTTGCCCCGCAGATTCCATGTGTGGATGGCCGCGCTGACCTCGGGCCTGAGCCCCGTCCCCTTGCACAGCCCCCGCTTCTCCGCGATCCACCGCACCCGGCGGCCCGCGGTGTGCCGGCGAAGTTCCAAATTCACATACAAGACCGCCCCCTGCTTGCACTGGAAATGCCCAAGCCACTTCCCGCCCGAGGCCACGGCCAAGGCCAGATCCACTAGGCACCACGTCTTGCCCATCTTCGAGCCGCCCCCCACCACCAGCTTGGAGCCCAGCCGCAGCACCGCGCCCTCCTCCGAGCCATCCGGCCCGCAGATCAGCACCTGTGGCGCCTCCTCCTCGAAGGCCAGAAGCTCATTGCCGTTGACCCAAGGCGGCAGTGAGTCAGATTCCGGCGCGTCATCCGCCACCTCGAGCTTGTGGACATTGGCCGGCTCGGCGGCCGCATCCATGTGTTCGGTTTCCTTGAAGGCTTGAAAGCCTGCCGGTTGTGCTTTGTGAACATTACGCATCGAAAAACTCCACTCGTTGAATTGTCCCGTTCTCCCGTTGCCCGTTCGGCATCCGCACGAACTGCGACTTCAGCCAAGTCTTCGGGTCGCCACCCAGGCGAACGGCCTCCTCCATAAATTTACGGTCACTGGCCTCATCGGTCGCCCGATACCAGCCATGCAGCGACTTGCTGCCGCTGAAGACCACCATCCGCAGATCGCGGAACTCGCTTAACCAGATATGCCGCGCCGCCTGCTCGTCAGGCGTGGCCCCGTCATCAAACTCCACGACGATGTTCTGGCGCGGCCCCGTGTTGTCCAAGGTGTGCGCGGAAAGCTCGCCGTCCGACTTGCGCTTGCCCTCGAGAGCCGACATCGCGTTCGGCACGACGAACTCCCACATCCGCAACTGCCCGGCAAAAGCCGACATCGCCGCCGTCTCGAACTTCGCCACCCCGAGCCCCACGCAGGCAAGCACCTCGCTGCCGCCCAGCAATGAGCCAAGGAACCACTCAGGCGCGGTCTTCTCCATCTCCGCAGCATCCAGCGCCGACGCCTCCCGCAACTTCTCCAGCGACCACTCCCGCCGCTTAGACAGCCGGCGGCATTCGGCCTGCAATGTCTTATTCGGCACAGGCCACGGCCTCACCCGGGTGGTCCCTGTGCTCGGCGTCACCTCATAGGCGTATTGAATGGCCGACAAGATCTCGCGGTCAGGCGTGAACCGCCCACCGTTGTCCTCGCGCACCGCATCCACCATCCGCCGGATGATGTGATAAGCGCGGGCATGGCCGATCCCGTCATCGCGCAGCATACAGGCCCAGGCATAAATCTGCCCGTGCAAGCTGGACGCCTGCCGCTTGCGCTTGTTCGGGTTGCGGCACCAGGCGAGGAATTTGCTGTCGGTCATGCGGCCTCCCCTAAAAACTCCGAGATCTGGTTGCTCTGGCTCATCGCTGCCAGCACAAGCGCCCGGGCGAGATGTCGCGGCACCGCGTTGCCGATTTGCTTGATGGCTTGCGTCTTCGTGCCGCTGAATTGGTAGTCGCGCGGAAACCCTTGGGCGGCGGCAAGCTCGTGCGCCTGGAGCATCCGAAAGCGGATGTCGAGCAGGTATCGGTTGCCGTCAACGACGACCTCGGGCCGCGCCAACCCGAAACGGTCCCGGGTGGTTGCCGTGCCAAGCGGCTCATTGACGCTTTGCGCCCGTCCGTTGCCGTAGTATTCGACCAGAAATGGCTCGATGAGCGCAATGGCTCCGGCAGTGCTGACAGTCGGGGCGGGCTCGCTCACGGGCCGCAGAGCGCCGCAGGACTGCTGCGGGAGCAGACAGGGCTCCACAAGACCGTGATGCACGCCGCCAGCGGTCACGGTGCCTAGCGGATCGCTAATGCTGCGGGCCGACGCGCGGCATTGCGCCTCGGACGTGCCGCGCATTTCGATCAAATACGGATGCGCCAGTGCAATCGTTCCGCCCTTGCCGGCAACAGTCGGAAGCGGCTGTTCCAAGCTGCGCGCCTTACGTTTGCCGTGATGAGCGACGTGGATTAGATACGGCTCAGTCAGCCCGAAGGCTCCGCCTTTGGCCGTGGTGATCGTCGGCAATGGTCGGTCGGCGTCTCGCACTGATCCGCCGTGTTCCATTGTCTGAATGAACGGTCGCAGGCCAAAGCGTTCTAGCCCGTCCATGATGCGCGCCATCGTCTTAGGCTTTAACGGGCGCTTGCGCTCGTAGATAGATTCCCCCGGAATGTCCCAGTCAATAATCTGCTTGGCTGCCACCCAAGGCTTACGCCCGCCTAACAAATCACCCTCGCCCGCCGCCGCGTGCGTCGGATCGGGCCAGACAATCTTGCGCCTGCCGCGCACCGCTTGAACAAACAACCGGCGGCGTGTGGTGGGGTCGCCGTAGTTGGCCGCGCACAGGATCTTCCATTCGACGCGGTAGCCCAGACTTTCCAGCGCGCCAACCCACGCGGCGAACGTTGCGCCTTTTTTGGACTTCATTGGACGACCCTCCACGGTTAATCCTCCCCAGCCCAAAAACTCGGGCACATTCTCCACAAGGATTGTCGGTGGCATAAGCGCATCGGCCCAGCGAATCACACACCACGCAGTCGCGCGGCTTTGCTCATTGATCGGCTTGCCACCTCGAGCAACCGAGTGATGTGTGCATTCCGGCGAAGCCCACAGCAAATCAAGCTCACCGGGGGCAAACAGGTCGCGCGGGTTCAGCGCATCGAGTGACGCGCAAAAGTGCCGCGCCTCGGGATGGTTGCGCGTGTGCGTCTCCACGGCGACGGGCCAATGGTTGATGGCCGTGAGCATCGGGCGATAGCCCAATGCCTCCACGGCCTCGCACGCTCCAGTGGATGTGCCGCCCGCGCCACAGAACAGGTCAGCAATCTTAATTGCTTTAGACAATCGGCACCTCCGGCAGTTCCATCCAATGCGTGATGACGCTGTCGATTTCCTCGGACGTGTGCGCGTTAAACCATCGGGCAAAAAACGCGCTCGATGTCTTCACGCCCGATTCAAAACACGCGATAAAATGGCACTCGCCATCGGTCGCCAGCACGCAACGCGGGTTGCCCGGGAGTTCCTTGTCGGCGAATGTCCACTCACTCATGGCCGCCCTCCTTCCACATCCGAACCGCGCGAAGCGCAGCACAATGCGCCTCATGCCGCTCCTGGCTCGTGTCGTCGGCCGGCGCGTAGGCCATCCGCTTGACGAGCTCCCGCGCCTCGTTGCGTTCTTTGGCGAGACGCAGGATGGCGCTGTCGATGGTGGGTTGGGAGGCGATCATGCGGCCTCCTTTGCGGGGGCGCCTAAAGTGGGAACGTAGCCCTTGGCTTGATTTAGATACCTTCCGCCAAAAGTCGGTCCATCAACATCGTTTGTACCTGTATCAAGCTGAATGCGCCCCCATCCGGGTATTTCGTAAGCGATAACTCGAGAGTAGTCATCGTGCCTGGGGTCGCCCTCTGGAAACTCGCGTTCTGGCAGATCAAGTTCAGTAAAAAATCCGCCCATTTCGTTGATGACCATCGGGACCACATAGTCACAGTTGTCGGTGTCGTCTCTTTGCAAACCCCAGAACGCCACTTCTTCAACACTGGTCGTTTGCCAGCAATGGTTGTAGAAAACAACAAGCGTGCCCGGAACGGCTGGGACAATCTGTTTGACCGTCCTCACGCCGCCCTCCTCTCCCTGTATTGCTCCGGCCGTGGGTCATACCCCTTGCGGAAGCGCCACACCGCGCACATCTGCGTGAAAGCATGGTAAGCCTCCACCAACCGCGCCTTGTCGTGCTTCACCACCTCGAGGCGCCCGGGTTCGGTCGAGCTGATGAAGAGGTTCGCCGCCAGCACGCGGTCGAGATACTCGGCCCCGTAGTGCGTCGCCGCGTAGGCCGCCAACTGCAACGTGTGCTCGTCGTAGGCTTCGACCTTCTCGTCGGGCTTTGTTTTCTTCGTCTTGAAGTCGAGGATGCCCATGTTCGGCGCATCCACCGGCCCCCAGGTGAAAAGACTGTCCACCCGACCGGCAAAGCCGTGGATTGGATTGACCAGGACAATCTCCGAATGCGTCACACGGATGCCCTTCTCCCGCATCCAAGTGATGACGGGCTTGACGTAGGGAATCAGATCGGCCGGCGCCTCCTCCGCGCTGCCGCGCATCAGATTTTCGATCGCCGTGTGGATGCGGCTGCCCAGATCGGCGGCCTCACCCACCTGGCTCATGGCGTGCTCGATTGCCCGATCGGCGAACCGATCCAGCGGCTCCTCGCCCTGCGGTGGTGGCACACTCAGCGCCGCCTTGGCAGCTTCCCTCATTTTCCATTTCGTCAGTTGCGGTTTGTCCAGGATGCCGATGATCGTCGTGACCGACGGCAGCAGCCCCATCTTGCGCGCATCACGAATCGTCGTGGCGCGTGTTCCATCTCCGTCCTTGTTCGGCACCGTGTGGCACGGTTTGCCGTCCAATGAATACCAATGACTCGACCCGAGGGTCGGCTTCGTTAGGATAGCCATCGCAATCGCAAGGGTTGCGGGGCGGAGGGGCTGCGGCTTCCCGTCGAAAGTTGGCCGCGTTGCCTCCCCGCCCCTATTTTTTAGAACGGGTCGTTTCCGTCCTTAACCGCACCCAACACCTCGAACTCGGAATCATCCGACTTCGCCGCCGATCCGCCGACACTGGCAAATGCGTTGACGGCCGGCACGTTGGCCTCGTAGCCCTCCAACACCGGGGCGATGCCCGTAATGTTGTTGTAGGTCTTTCCGTTGCGGGATTCCTCGGCCGTCACCGTGATCTGCGCCCCTTTGCCCTTGAGCTCCTCGGTGTCCATGCCCGGCTTCGGGTTCTCGCCCGTCCAGGCTTTGAGGAACTTGGTCAGGTTGGCCTTCGGCCCGCCCGTGATCTTCATCTCGCGCGTGGCGATCTTGTGCAAATCGCCCTTCTTCGTCTTCACGCCGAAAACAAAGCGCGTCACGTCTACCTTCTCCATCTCCTCGCTCTGGTATTTCGGGCGGTCGACGCCGTAGCTGTCGATCACGTCCACGCACACGGCGAGGTATGTTCCTGCCGGTGGTGGTTCTCCCAGCGCGCCGAGGCCGCTGCCCGTTGATTGTGGTATCTTAGCCATGTGTGTTCTTGTTCTCCTTTGGTGCTTAGTTGTTCAGCGATCCGGCGCACCAGGCGTCGCGCTGTTTGTTTTGGATAGGCCACTCGCCCGTCCGAAAAGTTGATCCCAGCCATACACGGCCACCGCGAGAGCGGCCCACTCGTGCGACTTCACGCCGTAAGTCGGCCCAGGCGCTTTCTTCGTTCCCTGCGGGCCGAGTCGGTCGAGTAGCGCCTGCCGCACGTTCGCATCCTTGGCGCGGGGCGAGTTGCAGAGGTGCAGCTTCACATCCTTGCGAAAGACTCGCGTGACGTTGCCGCCGCTGACGCTGGCAGTCTGGACAAAGCGACCGATCCACACGCACGTCTCAAACACTGATGCACCAACGGCCATGCCGTAGCTGGCGATCATCTCGCAAAACACATGGCGGCGAGCCCACAGGCCGTGGCTCAAAAAATGCTCGTTCTCATAGATGCCGTGGCTAATGACTTCGCGCCCGTCAAAAATGGCGAACGCCGACTTGTCCGTGCCGGGATCGACGCCGACCACCACCGAGTCCACGCTCTCCGAGCAGTCGCCGCAGTCGGTCATGTCGCCGAAAATCGACTGGCCGCATTTGCAATAGTGGATCTCGCGGCTCATATGTTCGCCCACTCTCCATCCGCCGCTGCTTTGTCGCGGCACTTCTCCGCGCAAGCCGCATCGCGTGCGCGTTCGTCGGCCACCATTTCGCGCAGCCGCTCAAGCTCGCGGATCAAAATACCGCGTTCAACTTCGTTAATTGCGGCCTGTGCGCGTAGCTCCTCGTTCTCGCACTCCAGCCGCACAATCGACGCGGCCATGCTGTCCTCCATTGTCCAAGCGGGCCCGAATCCGACCGCGCCGACCGCCAGGGGATGCGCGGGGCTGGCATTAACGACAGCCCCCAAGCTGCCACCAGCCCCGCTTGTTCCACCCCCGTGAAACGCCGTATGTCCGTTGGACAAATTCATAGCTCTAGCGCCTCCGCTTCGGCGCGCCGCAGCGCCGCCAGTTGAATCTCTGCGTCGGCCTCGTCGTAAAAAGCCTGTAGCCGCTGGCGCAAATCAAGGTTCTCGCGGGTTGCCTGCTGTGCCGCGCGGTAAAGGTCGGACACCTCGCCTTCAAGGCGCTCAACATTGTAGCGCGCAAGCTGCAACTCCTCGCGCAGCGATGCAATCTCGGCATCCTTGGCGCGAATGAAGTCCTCTTGCTCCATGAACACGCCGCTCATTTCTCCATCCTCCTCGCATCGAGAAGCCGCGCCGTGGGCAGCAAATCCATTGCCCACATCTTCGCCCAAGGCCGCGCAAACACGGCAGCGGCCAGCACCACGCAGTTCGCGTGCAGATATTCGCCGCCCGCCAAACTCATCGGCGGCGGCGCGTCATCGGCGCGGTCAAAGCGCGTGCTGAACGCCCGACTGCTCTTGCGGCCAGCGGCGCGGGCATTTCCCTTAGGCGCGCCCTTTCGGCCCCAGCCCTTTGGCAAAACTCGTCCGAGAAAGCCTTTTTTCATCGCAGGTTCTTGGCGATAAATTCCACGAACAGCACCAGCCCAACCGCCAACGCCGTGAGAACCAGCATGGCCTTGATGGCCGTCTCTGGGGGTTCCGGGCGGTTCATCGCGCTATTTTCTTGCGGAGTTGCGCCAGCGCCCTCTTCACCCTGTCAGCCAGGGTGGGCGCGTGGCCGTTGCAGATCGCGTCCATGACGCGGCCAAGGGCCAGCGGCTCGATGCACGGGCAGGCTCCGAGGTTGTCGGAGACGATGAGGCGGCGGTCGATGCTCACGCGCGCACCGCCTTTCGTGCTGCCTTGCGGCGGTTCTTGGCGGCCTTAGGGCGGCGCGGTTGCAGTTCGTTGATTAGTTCGGCCACCGTAGGCCGACGCGGTTTGGCGTTTGCTTGTCCGAGTTCGTAGCCACCGATCCACGCAAAGCCGACAAGGGCCGCGAGAGCGGTGGTTCCGAGTATGATGGTCATGTAGTCCATTGTGTGTTTTCCTTTCTGCTGTCGATAAGCGCACGAATGTCCGCTATGTCATAGCGGGTTCCATGCGCCGAAAGTTTCACGGCGGGAAGATGCAGCTTCACCTTGTTGCGCGAGATACGAAGCATCTGGGCGGCTTCCTTCGTGGTGACGAGTTGCGGGATCATTGTTGCCCCCTCGCGTCCAAAGATTCTTCAAGCAGTGCGCGAATGTGGCCCGCGAGACTGCGATGATTTTCACGAGCGTCTTCACGAAGGCGCTTGACCACCTCGCGATTCATTCCGCCGACCGTGATCGAAATATGCTTGGCCACCTTTTTGGCCCCATTTGTCGCTCTCATTGGCGACGTTTGTCGCAAGAATGGGGCGGTAGGTCAACACCCTATTTCAATTTTTTTTGCTTTTTTTTTGATGCTGGCGGAAGGTGCCATTGCTCATGCGCTACGAATATGACCACAAAACCCAAAAGAAAGGTCGATAAGGCCCGGCTTAATTTCAGAATACACCCTACCCTTTACGACCGATTGGCAGACTTTGCAGACGAGAACGGCATGAAGGCCGTGTCTGAAGCGGCTTGGTTTCTTCTCAACGCGGCCATGATTGAGAGAAGCGAAAGGCGCGGCTCGGGGGGGGCGCCGCGCGCGGGC